AGGGCGGTGCGGTAGCGTTCCCACTGCCGGTACTGAGCAAGCCACTTGGCACGGCCCTGTTCTTTGTCGCGGTAGGCTTTGATCTGTGCTTCGGTGCGCGGGTCGCGGCTGTAGGGGTTCGTCTTGGGGCTGGAAAAGCGCCTGATACGCTCAAGCTCTTCCGGCGTTCGTCCTGCCGGTGTCCACGGGCGGAGACTGTGCAGGCAGTTGGGGTGGATGTTCAGCCAGCTGTTGGAAAGATCATCCGGCCCAGCGGGGTCCATCTTGCCGAAGGCGTCTGAAAGCGGCGGGAAGTCCGGGTCTTTTCCGCTGCGGCTGTACACCCGGCCCTCGTAGGGAGCGCACAGGGCACAGGTGGTGCCGTGGGCGCTGATCTGGTATAGATCCTGTTCCGGGTCAGCGGTTATCACAGACAAGATCTCTGCCTGCCGCGAGGTGGAGCGGGAGACCATTGTTGCATAGGTGTGCAGGCTCCAGTTCCGGCCTGCTTTGTCAGTGAAGGCTGTCACGCCTTCCCGGCGCAGAGCGTCCACAAAGGCGGGCACGCTCTGGTTGATGCCACGCCCTGCAGCCTGCTGTTCGGCTACCTGTTCCAGCCCAACGCGCCGGTAAATGTCCGGTTCCGTGCGGCCCAGCAGGGCACTCTGCAGGCCTGCCAGCACAGTGCTGTGGGCATCGGTCAGCTGGCCCATGAGGTTCATGGTCAGCCGCTGCACAATGTCCGTCTGGGTGCTGGTGAGGGTCTTAGCATTGAGATACCCGGCCCGATGCTTTTCTACCGTCTCGCCGGGCACAGCTCTGGCATCCGGGCGGCGCACATAGAACTGCGCTTCCACAAGGCGCGGCACATACTCCCAGTCGTCTGCTTCCAGCTGGCGGAGGATGGCCTGCACCCGTTCCAGAGCGGCCACGGCGTGATAGTCCACAAGGCCCCGGCTGCGCAGGCGGCCGATCTCGTTGATGATATTATTTTCGGCTTTGAGATAGAGCCGGATGAGCCGTTCCAGCTCCCGGTCAGGAGATGCACGGGCAAGGGTGGGCATAGGCTTCCTCCTGAAAATGGGCAAAAGAAAAGCGCCGGACTTTCGTCTGACGCTTGTACTGTTAAATTAAATGCAGGGCACTGTTTCCTTGATCGTTTTGAGGAAAGCAGCGGCCTTTTTCATCATGCTGTTTTCCTGCAAAAACTCAATGCCTTTCTGCGTAATGCGAAGGTCAATGACTTTGACGCTGACAGCGGAGCCGATCGACGCAGGGAAAACAAGCCCTACAATATAGCCTTCTTCTGTCAGGCTGCGCATGATGTTGAACCAGTACCCCACGGGGATATGAAGAACATCCGCTGAAATGCAGTCCATACTCTTCATCGGTTTTCTGGCGGCGTTCCTTGCGGCCATCCCATCGGTTTACACGTGCCAGCTCCCTCCGTGAGGGAGCCTGTTAAAACGGGATATCACGGTTATCCAGCACCATCTGGAACACCTGCGGCCATGCGGCGATCAGACAGCCCTCTACAAAGTCAGCGGGGTAGTCCTTGAT